TCAAGAGGGAACGGCGCTTCCGGAAGCTGCTGTCCGGCCATGCCGGCCCGGCCGGGAGCCATTGAAGAGCCGGCGCAGCACGTAACTTCTGACGAGTGATATTGCAGTGAACAAAACGCCGATCAGAAGGTTCTCGCTCAGCGTTGCATGCAGTCCAAAGAACGGAAACACGATAATCTGCGTAAGAACCGCGAGGCCATAGCCCACCACGATGTTGGTGACCGCCTCGACGAGCGACATGAAGCGCGATTGCATGAATCTCCCGCTCCTCTGCTGTCGATTTGACGGCGGTCAAATTCGGGCTCACTCTGAAATGAGTTCAGCCTTGTGAAACTCGACAGCGGAGGGACCATGTCAATCCAGGCTCGCCTTGAGGCGCTCAAGGAACAGCACAAGCAACTCGAGGCAGATCTCGCGGATGCGCTGCTTCATTCCTCTTCCAGCGATCAGGAACTCGCCGAGCTGAAACACAGGAAGCTCGCGCTGAAGGACGAGATCGCCGCGCTAGAAGCAAAGCTGAGATCAACCTTCGCATAGGGCTGACTGGTCCGATCGTATGGCTCAGCTCGCCTTCAGGTCGTCGAAGGTCCGGTCTTCACCCTCCAGCACGGCTTTGTCGCCGGTGTAGTCCTGCCAGCGCTGGACGATGACGTCGACGTATTTGGGGTCGAGTTCCATGAGCCGGGCCGAGCGGCCGGTACGTTCGGCAGCGATGAGCGTCGTCCCGGAACCGCCGAACAGGTCCAGGACGATGTCCCGGCTCTTCGATGAATTGGTGATGGCGCGCTCGATAAGCTCGACAGGCTTCATGGTCGGGTGGAGATCATTGACCCGCGGCTTGTCCACGAACCAGACGTCGCCCTGGTCGCGGGCACCACACCAGTAGTGCTGGCTGCCGTCCTTCCAGCCGTAGAGGATGGGCTCATACTGGCGCTGGTAGTCAGCCCGGCCCAGTGTGAAGGTGTTCTTGGCCCAGATGATGAAGGTCGACCACTTGCCTCCGGCATCAGCGAAAGCCTTCTGCAGGGTGTGGAGCTCCGACGAGCTCATGCAGATGTAGCAGGCGCCCTTGGTCACCATGAGCAGGTTGACACAGCTGTCGTAGAGGAACTGGTAGAACCCTTCGCCCAGGGCATCGTTGAGGATGCGGCGGTCCTTGCCGCGCATCTTGTCCTTGGCGCTGTTGCCATAGTCGACGTTGTAGGGCGGATCCGTCACCGCCATGTCCGCGAGCTGGCCGCCCATCAGCTTCTCGACATCCGTCATCACGGTGGAGTCGCCGCAGAGCACCCGGTGGTCGTCGAGGATCCAGAGATCGCCGGGCTTGCTGACAGCTTCGACGGAGACCTCGGGTGCCTCATCAGGGTCCGTCAGGCCATCGATCTGCTCAGCGCCCAGGAGCTTGTCGAGTTCTTCGGAAACGAAGCCGGTCAAGGCGAGGTCAAAGTCGTCGAGCCTCAGATCGCCGAACTCCAGCCGCAGCAGCTCATCGTCCCACTCGGCGTTCTCATGGGACCTGTTGTCCATCAGCCGATAGGCTTTGGCCTGGGCCGGCGACAACCCTTCCGCCACATGCACAGGAACCGTCTTCAACCCCAAGGCCTTGGCCGCCTCAAGCCGAGTGTGCCCGACGATCACCACCATCTTCTCATCCACCACGATGGGCTGGCGGAAGCCGAACTCGGCGATGGACGCCTTCACCGCATCGATGGCGGCGGTGTTGTTACGGGGGTTCCGGGCATAGGGAACCAGCGTCTCCACCGGAATGTCGGTGACGATCATCGGACCCCCTAACTCTGAGTGCAAATGCCAGTTTTCCGGACGTTTCAGCGCAAGCTATTCAAAACAAAATGGAAAAATCAAATGTAGAAAAACGCTCGAAAACCGGGCGGCGGCGGCAGCGCTACTCAGAACCCCGCAATGGGGCTCCTAGCCCCGCCCCCCTACGCAGCACTACGATTGCGCTGGGCACCGTGGAACCCCGCTCCAGTCGTCATCAGTGCGATGAGACGCGCAGACTCCGTCAGCACGCGCGGGTGCTGGTCGGTCCATGCGGCATACGCGTCGTCACGCAGCATTTCGACGGGGACCGCAGGACCCCACAGCTGTTCGATGGGAAAGCGTGCCTTGCCGGTGCGCTTGAAGACCCCCCCACCGTAGCGCTTCACGACGAAGGCGGAGCGGAAGCTCTGGGCCTTGCCCCAGATCTTCGCACGCACGCCGTAGGAGAACTGCTTCGCACCGAAGAAGGACAGCGGGAGATGACGGCCGGTGCCAGAGGTCACGGTCGACATCGTGTTGCGCGTTGCGGACGTGAATCGCGTTGCAGCGTTGACGGCGCCGCGCGGAATGGACGACTGCTGGGCGAGCGACCGGCGTAGCTGCGTGAAGGACTTGCGGCCTTCCTTGTTCAGCGCCATCGAGAACGCACGGCGGGCGTCGCCTTCGCCGATCCGGGTGCAAGCCGCCTCGAAGCGGATGCGGACATCATCAGCTTCGAGAAAGCAAACCCGCATGGCTACCCTCCGATACGCAAAACGCCCGGAGGGTTATCTCCGGGCGCATTTGTGAGCTTTCAATATCGGAACTTTTAGCTGTGTCGCAGTTCCTCGTCAAGCGTTTTCTTCATTGTTTTCAGAGTGATAAATGGAGCGCGCGGCTGCGTAGCAATGCGAACCGCTTCGTAGTCCTGTCGTGTGAACTATTGCCAAAATCGCAGGTATCTCCACGTTAGGCCTCTATACTCGTGATAACGTGATACACTTCTGTCACGATAATCATTGACATCCATTTAATCGAGCGATATTCATGATGTCGGGGCTTCACCTAATCACGACTTTATTTGGATCACGCTCATGGAATGGAACCAGTACGAAGAGCTGCAGATTGCAAGCTGGGCAAGGGCCTTCGACGCCGCAAGTCAGTTTGTGACGCAGTACCTGAAGTTTGTCGGTGAGCGGATTGCAGACCTGGCCGGAAAGTCCCCGGCTGACAAGACCATGGCAGCAATGCTCAGCGCCGTGGAAATCACCCGCACCAAAGATCAGCAATGGGAAACCGCGCTGCAACAGCTGCAGGAAACAGATTCACATGCCGACCTGCCACTAAGGGAGCTTCTCATTGACTGCTTCAGCTATGCCCACGATGGGTTGCTCCTGCAACGTAGCAGTGATCGAGTTGAAAGGCCGGCCGAGGAAGCAGGCTCTCTTCTCATCAGAAAATGCAATGAATGGTGGAAGAACAACAATTTTGTTCAACATTATCTCTGGGCAGAAAACATAACGAGGACCCTCAGACTGGCAAACTCTCGCTGGGATCTCGACCATGGCCGGCCGATTGAACCGGAGACCCTGGCAGAATTTGGAGGAGTCACCGAGAGGCGCATTAGAAACCTGATGGCGGAGAAAGGCCTCTCCATCACGAAGAAGGATGGAAGAACTCTCATCGAGGCCGGATCCGCGCTGCGATGGCTGGAAGAAAGAGAGGAGTGGCGCCCTTCACTTTGGCGTGACCCACCTGTACCGTCCGCGGTTTCACCAGCCCCGGAGTTTCTCACAGAGGAAAAGAAAGAAGAATCGTTCTGCTTCGTTCCGATTGCCGAGGATGGATCCGTCTTTTGTCCAAAACTTTCGCGGGGAGGCGAGTTTTCGATCGGAGACAGGAACACCAATACCGAACAGATTTTTACGACCTATGCGGAGGCTCTTGATGCGCTGCAGAAGATGCCTCGCCCGAAGTGGCGAAGACCGACTAAAGTCAACCAGTCCTGGACATTGGTCAGTGCAGATCGCTGGGTCCGCATGACGACCAGCGAAATAGAGCAGTCAGATATTCACCCACTCTAAGTGTGTTCCACTCGGGGGACTTTCATGGTGATATCCACGGACCATATTCGGCGCATGCAGCAGCGCAACATCGCAATGATGATCCTGAACCCTACCCTATTGGAGTAGATCAACATGACAAAGTTTTTCCGTACTCAGCGAGATGCAATGAAGTTTGTATGGAACGAAGCCGGCCGGAATGAGGGCCGAGCCATAACGATGTACGCAAAACTCGAAAGAGACGGCAAGGTTGCCCGCAATAGCAATCGTTCCCGGTATACATCCGAGCAGTACGCAAGAGCCCTTCTCAATGACGCACGAAAACACAAACGAAACGGCACTCCCTGGCTCGATATCTAGCAGAGGCCACGGTCGAGCACTCTCTTGAACTAGTGGAAGGGTCTCCCAGAAATAGTGCTTGCGTCGGCACACCAGAGTACCAAGCCGAAATCCAGAATAGCATCCTTCACCACCCCAAACCACGAGAGCGACGATGGGCGATATCGAAATGACGGAGCCAAGCGACGAGTTTACTCGCTGCTGGAATGCTGCTGGCCTCCACCTACAGGCTCAGGTTCAGGGTCCAATGTCATGGTTGAAAGCTCGGCTCCTCCCCCCTTTCCTGGAACATCTTTCCTTCAGACTTGGCAATCAGCTCTTTTTCGTGCGAGTTGAGCCAATTGGGATTGATGAGGCAGTCCCAGGCACTCCGAATGGGCTACTCGCTGTTGCTGATGGATGTAAAGGCCATGCTTGCATTATGCCCATGGTAAGTAAGCATGGAAACTGGCAACCGTATCTCCCTGGCTGGGGACTTATGGATCTACGTACGAAGCAGTTGATCAATCCCATCGACTTTGTCAGCGACGAAAACATTCCAATGACAGATTGGGAGATACAGGACTTCGCTGTTCAGGTCGTTCGAGATGTGATCGAAAAAGACGGCTACAAGTTAATGTCATGGAATAGCAGTCCGCATGTCAATCCCTCGATCTGGTTCGTTGGCGACGATGGACCGGAATGGATTATCGTACGAGCAGCAAGGACGCCGGCATCGAAGGTGGACTTACCTTCACACTTGAGCTCCATAATCGAGTCTTGCTCGAAACTTGGAAAGACTGGATCTCTTGTGACGATGGTCTTGTCGAATAAAGAGGTGATCGACACCACCAAAACACACGGCCCTCTCTGGCGCGGTCATGTGATAACTGTTTCCAATCTAGAGAGCAAATTGCTTACCACATCCTGAAACGGTGGACCCAAGTCATCTCATTGCAAGAGATGGAATGACAAAACTTACGCTCTGTGCTGCTGGCACGCTGCTCCGACAGGTAGATGGTCATCCCCACATCGGCATCGACCGCGACCGCAGTCAGTAGCGATGCACTTTGTCACTCTGACTGACCGTGTTGCATGTTTCGAGGCGGATACAGACATAGTCGGTTGCACTGCACAACCTGAGGAAACGCAGCGCACTCCCGTCGCTTGTGGAAAATTGTCACCGGAGCCTGAACACCCGGACCAGCGCGTTCAACGCCACGCGCAGATTGCCGATATCCTCCTCTGGCCAGTGCATCGCTTCCTCGTCAACACAGATCACGCGATGCACAAGCAGGGTCGGACGCCGGCCACGCGACATGCGTTGCTCGCGGTCGCAGGTATCGAGCGCATCGGTGGCTTCCTCGAACCGCCTCTTCAGCTTCTCGATCGCCTCCAGTACTGGCTCGCTTGGACTCGCCCCGAAGATTCCCTCGTTGATCAGCAGGCCGGCGACCGAGCTGGGGCTCGGCATCGGCAGGCCGATCACGACATGGTGCTTCTGGTACAAGTCAGCGAAGATCACACCGGCCTGGTACTGCAGGTCGCTGATGAGTTCCCGGAATGCGAGACGGCCCAGGGCTGTGCCAAGCCTCTCGTCTTTGGCCTGCTTCGCCGTTACGCCGAAGTGGCGCCTGCGCGCCTCGAGCGCCGTCGACATGGCGTCGCGCTCGGTCTCTTGGCGCATCCGCTTTCCACAAGGATAGCGCTTGCCGGGTTTCCTCTTGCGTCCACGTGCCATGGTTCACCTTCCTTCCGGATTTGAGGTTTCGAAAAGTTCACGCAGCAGCGCGGCGTATCCGCAGACGTCGACCGCCGAATCTTCGTGGGCCGGGTCGTGGGCGAGCCGCGCCAGTTTCAGGTCGAGGAGGCAGAGCACCACCTGCGCCGGAGTGATCTCGCGCCCCAGTGTTGCCGACCACCGCGCCGCGATGGCTGTCATGTTGCTGCTGGCATCGCCGTACTGGGTGCTGCGCTCGGCAATCACGTTGGCGACGTGCTTGAGGAACTTCTCCGCTGGAGTGCTCATGCCAGGCCTCCATTCGTCTCGAGGGCCCAGAGCAGGATGGCGATGGCGTCGGCCTCGTTGTCATCGGCGGGTCTGAAGCCGCGGCTGCGCACGGCATCGATCACGGCCTGCTTGTCGGCGTTGCCCTTGCCGGTCGCAAAGCGCTTGATGGTGCCAACCGGCACGCCCTGGTAGGCGAGCCCGTGCTCTTCGCACCAGGCGGTGAGGCCGGCGAGGAAGCCGCCGTAGATGTGGGCTGCGTCCGTTGCCACGTGGCGGCGCACTTCCTCGAAGTAGACGACCGCCGGGAGCGCGCGCTCCACCGCCAGCCGGTCGAGCCAGCCGCGGAAGCGGACATAGCGCATGCCGCCACCTTCAAAGCGGCTGGGGCGGAAGGATACGGTGCCGCTGTGGGTCTCGGTCCCGAGCCGCAGCGCCCAGCCCATGCTGGTGCCGAGGTCGAGGGCGAGGATGGAGCCTGTCGCGGGGCTGGGTCTGGCGTCAGGCAGAGTCTGGGCATTCGAAGCCATGATGGTCTCCGTTATGAGGGTGATGGGGCGATGGTCGGTGCTGGATGCGGACTGGTCAGGTCGCCTGGTCGGGTGCCACCTGACAGCCGGGTTGGCGGGTCACATCAGGGCGGACCCCGAGGCCTCGCACCGCATGGGAGGAAGGGCCAACTCTTCCGGTTGGCCCCTCCCATACGTAGTATGGGAGCGCTGACACCTAACTCCTCCGAGCGCTGTAACATATTGATTTTCCTTGCTGAATGAGGAGTTAGGGAGGAGTGAGGACCTAACTCCTCCAAAATCGCTAACCCATTGATCTGACTCAGTTTCCAGATTTGGAGGAGTGAGGAGTTAGGCCTCACTCCTGAGGAGTTAGGCCTCAGTCCTGAGGAGTTAGGTCATCATCCACCCCCTCCGGATAGACCCATACGGCGGGGTTCTCGACGTCGAGACAGGCGCCCGACTGGGCACATTTGAAGTGGCTCGGATAGACCGGGCGGGGGGTCGAGACGACCTCTCCCGTGACATTATCGGTGGTCTCCCGCGGCGGAAATTCCATGCCCTCGACGCAGAGGTAGCCGTAGCGCGAGCGGACCATGGGGTAACCGAATGGCGCTCCGTCCCGGAGGAATTTGACGAACCCCTTGGTGGCGAGCACGCTCAGGCGGTCCCGGATGGTGTGCTTGCTGCCGAGCCCGCCCTTGTTCTCGAAGGCCTCGGCAAACTGCATGGTGGTGTAGAGACGCTCGCCAGCGGCCTCGTCGAGCAGCATGCCGAGAATGACGTCGTGCTTGCGCAAGCGCTCGGCGTCGAGCTTCGCACCCGCTTCCTTGCGCACGAGCCGCTCGTTCATCGGGTTGATCTCGACCCAGCGGCCGTTCTCCTTGTCGATGAGCTTTGCCGGCAGCGCTGGGCCGTTGCGGAGCTCGATTTCCAACCGGCGCATGGTGCTTTCCTCGTCGGGCCGGTGCATCAGCAGCCCCGAGGTGTAAAAGCCACGCAACGCGCTGGCGCCCGACAGTGCCTGGAAGGGATCCTCCGTCACCGCCTTGCGGTTCATCTTCTTCGTGTGATGGGCCAGGATGACGCCGCAGTCGGGCGCCACGGCCTCGCGCAGGCGCTCGACACGCTCGGTGAGGAAGAACATCATGGCGTTGTTGTCGTTCTCGCCGCCGCCCTCCTCTCCGCCATCGAACAGGTTGCGAATGGGGTCGAGGCAGATGATGTCAGGCGGGGCATCAGGGAAGCGGACCCGCACGGCCTCCACCACCAGGGCGAGGCCCTTGTCATCGAGGATCAGGCGCAGCTTGGGCGTGGCAAACAGATTGTCACGCGCTCCGGCGATCACCGCGGCTTCCAGCCTGATTTGCTGCATGCGCTCGCGGAGATAGTGGTACTGGATCTCCGCCTGCAGATAGAAGACGCGCAGGGCCTGCGGCGGCGTGAAGCCAAGGAACGGCACGCCGGCGGCCATGTGGGCGAGCAGGCTGATGAGAAAGTCGCTCTTCCCCACCTTGGGAGCGCCGCCCAGAACGAGAAGGCCGCCCGGCGTCAGGACGCGCGGCGCGATGATGTCCGGCGGCATGGGCGAGCGGTCATCGAGCAACTGGCCGAAGGAAAACACCGGCAGCGGCTGGGCCTCCTGCTTAGGATCTGTCTCGTTGCGCAGCAGCGCCGGGCCGTTCTTCTTCACATGCAGGGCCCAAAGGCGGTCAGCTTCCTGCTGCAAGCGTTCCGGCGGCCAAGCAGGCCGCAGCATGGCGGCGTTGTACTGGCAGATGGCCTCCCAGCCATCGTTCGGGCTGAGCTTGCCCTCATGCACCATGCGGACATAGTGGCCGATGGCGGCGCTGGCGCCCTCAAAGCGCGTCCACGCGTCCTGGCCACCCTCATGCACGGGGGTGGTGAGAATGGCGTCGAGGGAGGGCTTCACATACCCCTCCACCGCAGGCTCCGCGCCCATGCCGGGAATGAACGGCATGGCGGCGACACGCTCAGCGAAATCGCCGAGGTCGATTTCCATGACGTTATGCTCACGGATCTGCACAAGGCGCTGGAATCCACCCTTGTGATAGACGGAGCCCGCCACGCGGATGGGCTGGTGCGCTGAGCGGAAATGCGTGTCGCCCGCGACCTTCATGGCAATGTCGCCGCGCAGGCGGCACAGGATGGCGAGGTCATCGCCAGTGGCGGCCTCGGTGAGTTTCCACCACACATGCAGCTTCAGGGCACCCTCTGGCGTGCGCCCGCCGCTTTCCACAACCAGCGTTGGCGTGCCCAGATGGTGGACCAGGTGCGTCAGCTTGGCGAGAATGTCTCCGGCGTCGAGGTCCACCACGACGGCCTGCATCTGCAAGACTTCATGGGCGCGCGCCTGACCCGGGGCCGCCACGGTGCCGGGGATGACGTAGAGCGCCGCACCCTCGCGCCACGCCCAGGTGACGAAGGTCTTCAGCTTGTCGAAGGCGGAAGCATCCGCGTCGATCCAGATGTTGTTGGGCTTGCCGTCCCTGCCCTGACCCTTGTCCACAAAGCCGCGGACGGGGATCAGGCCTTCGCAATAGCCAAACACAACATCCAGAAACGTAGCGAGCTGCTCCGGGTCCGGCTCGATGCCGAAGGGGTCCTCCTGCAGCGGTGCGTCGTTGAAGTCGCGCCACGGGTTGAAGTGGATCACTTCTCCGGTCGGCTTCGGCTCAGGCTGCTGGCCTTCACCAGTCACCGGCGTATCGTCGGTATGGTCGGTCATTGGGCAAGGCTCCAGCAACGGTTGCCATAAGCACACATGCGGCACTCGAAATGATCCCGCTCCCGGGCCACGCGCGGCAGCAGCTCACCCGCGTCGGTGGCGCGAAGGATGCGCACCGCCCGGTCGCTCATGCGCTGGGCCAGTTCGGCATTGAACGGCACCAGCTCGTGATGCAGCTCGGCGGTGTCCTTGTTGATGGCGGTGAACAGTGCAGGGTTGGAGGCGAGTCCCGGAATGCTGGCATCCATGTAGGCCTGATACAG